TGGTGGTGCTGTTGCCCTCAATCTCACCGCTGTGAACGTGAAGAGTACAAACATCAACCTTACCGTTCAGTTCGGCAAAGAAGTCTTCATACAACTGAACCGACAACAGGATGCGCGGAGAGACCACTACAACGGTCTGTGGGCGGTCTGCCTCTTGAAAGCGACGCAGACAGTCAAGGATCATAGGAAGCGTCTTGCCGCCGCCTGTAGGGCAGGTGACACGACCGACAGCAGCAGTCTGCATAGCGTCAAGAATGCGCTGCTGGTGAGGACGAAGAGTGAAAGTCATGCGGTTCACTGTTGATGAGAATAGTATAGGGCATGAGAAGGGGGGCACGAGGTTGCTTGTGCCAGTTTCCTAATCGTCCACCGCATCAACTGATCCAATATCACACACAGGCACCTCATGCTCACCAGCAATCAGATACCAATGCTGTAACGTACCGTGATACTCTGGATGTGCCTTGAATGTCTCGGGATACTCTCGCACACCAATATATGACAACTCATTATCTGGAATATTATTGTCACGAAGGAGAGCCTGAAGTTGTAAATGCTTCAGCTCAATTTCAGATGGGACTTTCATTCGCTATTTCCGAATAGAGAATACAGTATAGGTTACTCTTCTGGTTCTGTCAAGTCTTCTAAAAGACTGCCAAATTGATTTAGATATTCTTCTGTAACTTCTTTTGCTGCTTCTCCAATAGTAATAACTCCAGAGTATGGTACAGCAAATTCGGAACTTGAAGATGCTGACATCCATGCGATATAATTAATATCAAACTTTAGTGGTTCTCCTTTCTCAGATGTTTGACGCATTACGAGACTATATGGATATGTAAATTTAAATCCTATATTTTTTCCTTTCTCATCTTTCATGTCAACAATATCAGCGATTACCTGTTCACCTGTAACCATTTTTGCAACTTTTACTGTCATAATTATTTTTGTGGTGGTTTAACTAATCCCTCTTTGAGAAATTTTCGTGCTACTTCTATCAGTCCACCAATTTTCTCATCATCAATTATAACATAGGGTAGCATAGCTACACCAGGATTTTTTTTCTGGAATTCTTCTAATGTAATATCAGATCCTATTTCTATTTGAGAATAGGTTTGATCTGCTCTTTGCATCAACTCTTTTATATGAGCACAAGCAGAACAGTCTGGTAAAGTATAAATTGTGATATCCATAATTAATTTTCAAATACAATATATCCTGTTTGATCTATGACATAACATTTAAAGTAATATTCATCACTTTCTACATATTCTCTGTTTGGAAACCATGATGCTGCATTTACTTTTGCAACATCATCACTTTTGAACTCAATAATATTGTCATGTTTTGTTTTAATAATTAAAAGCAAATCTTCGGGTAGAAATTCTTCGTAATATGAATATACACTATTAATTAAATCTTGATCTTTACATTCATCTAGTGCCTTATTATAAAAGTAAACTAATGAGCAATTATTTATTTCACAGTAATTATACATCATATCAAAAATATTTTTTGATTCGAATACTTCAATCATTCTTCTGCTCCATTTTCTTCAGAATCAAGTTTTGTAAGTATGAAATCAAGAACATCCTTACTATCTAAATCTTTGCCTTCTGTAATAAGTTTGTTGACAAATTCTGTATTTTGCTCTGGAGCTTGGAATACTGGAAGTTTTAACATTTGATCACGATAGTTTTTATAATTCAAAGGATTCATCATTTGTTGTTTTACAATCAAAGTTTGAATAATTCTTTCCTTAAAATTAGACAAAACATATGCAGAGAGTTTTAAATATTGACCATCAGTTTCTAGATATCCTTCTTCTTTTTGTGATTTATAATATTTTTTCCAATCTTCTGGAGAAATTGGGAACATAACGTCAGTTGCTTCAATATATGAAGAATTTTGTGGAATATCTCTTAATGCTTTTCTATATTTTTTCCACAATTCTTTTTCTTCATCAGAAATAGGACTATCGAAACCAAATACCCAATCAGTATCATCCAACAAGAAATTTCTTGCTAATCTAATTCCATACCATGTAGCTTGCTTGCTCTCAAGATATGCATTAGTAAGTTCTTTTTGATAATCCTCTTTTTCTATGCTATCAATTAAATAAAATGCCTCTTTTAAAGATTCAAAAATTTCTTTTGCCTCTTCTAAATCTGAAGAAATGATTTCCATTTCATAATCTTTCCAAAAATATTCATTAGTAGAAAAGTTTTTCATAAACTTTCTTCTTTGAACATGGAAAGCACCAGTATCATAATACGAGAATTCGATTAGCCTATCTTTATCACTATCCCATGTTGGATAAAGAAGGGGACCAATATGATCATTCCAATATGTGTCAGTAAGATCTCGTGTTACTCCACGGTAGTTTACCTGCCTTTGAATGGCATTTAGTTGCAAAATTAAATTTGGAACATTTGATTCCGATACGATACTCATAGTTTTGGTGCTCTCATAAACCATCCCGTTAGTATATATTTATCTTGTGTTAGGACAGTCAATCCACGATGAGTATGAGTGAAATGTGCTGGCCAAATGACAATTGTTCCCTGTGTAGGTTTAATTCTTCTCAACTGATAAATGTATTCTGTCTCACCTTCACCTTCTGGCATGTCATTTAAGTATATTGTCCATACAAGAATTCTATTTGATGTATCAACATTACCAGATTCGTAATGCCAAACATGATATCCTCCTCCTGGTTGAGTCCTTTGCAATTTATAGTGAGGAGAAAATAACAATTCTCTGTTTAATGCATCATACTTATCAACATAATGCATCACACAAACTTGTAAGTACTCACCAACATGTTGTGCTAATTCTTTATTAAAACTTTCTATCAACAAACAAGTATCAGATCTTCCCAGTTTTCCTTTGTCAAACTGTTTATCACTTTTCCATACTTTACTAGTGGAAGCAGATATTTGTAATTTTTCTTTAAATTCAGTAATAAGTCTTTCACAAATATCTGCATTTAAAAAATTTGGATAAACTCCAATAAAATCTTGATATTCTGCTTTCACAAGATCTAATGATATAAATGGTTCGGTCATATTAAAATGCTTTGATAAGGTATTTTGTTAGCATGTAAGGTTCCACTAATGGAACGTCTTTTACTGGATCTAAAAATGGTGTTGGAACTAATGGAACACCAGCAGTCATTCTAAATGAAAGATCATTAACTGCCATACCTGCTGGATAAGCAGAATTTGCTGCTCCTTCAATTGTGTAGCTAACTGTCTTAGAACTTAAAGCTATTTCTCCTGGTGTTGGTACAAATTGTACTTCTGATACTAACTTATAATCATAGAAAAATTCACAAATTCCAAAATGATCAACATTTCCACCATTATCGTTTGCACCAGAAGCTGTAGTTCTTTTCTGGAGAATCTTAAATTTAACATTATTGGTTTGTGCTCCTCCAGGTAATGCAAGAGTATAAGTGTACCATTTAGTATCTCCACTTGTACCGTCATAGTTAGATGCGATTTCTGCATCAGTTGGTCTTGGAACTAAGACTCCAAGAAATTGATTATCAGGAAAATTACTAGAACCATCAGTATTATAATATACTCTCAGTTCATCTGCACTATCATCAGGTTTTTCTCCGCCATTAATATTATTTCCTCTTGCACACTTAACTCCAATTGTTTCAACCAAAGTACAGTCCTGAGGCAGTAAAACAATAAATCTTTCTAACTCAGTACCACCTATTTTAACATACTTTGTATATGCTGTACCAGTCCCACTACCTAATGTAATACCAGTCACGCCACCATTAGCACCAATAGTTGTAGTTGCTGTTGTTCCAGCACCACAACCTCCCAATAGTCTAACTTTTGGTGGTGATGTATAACCACTACCACTAGCAGTTATAGTAAATCCAGTAACGGCACCATTACTAATTATGGCAGTAGCAGTTGCACCAGATCCAGGTGTGCCTTGTTGAGGACTAATAACAACAGTAGGAACTTGTGTTGTTGGTAATTTGAATCCACTTGCATTTCCTGTACCAGCTCCAGATGAGTAAATTTCTGGACCAGCACTTGCACTTTCTATAATATCACCAATAGAAATAGTGCTTGTTCCACCTTGATATCCTGTAATGATAGCAGACTGAATTGTAACAAATCCACCTCCGCCATTATTACTACTTACACTATTCGACCCACTAATTTGTCTAGAAACACCAGAACCTCCACTACCAACAGTAACTACTGCTGAAGAAATCCCGTTTGCATTTAGAGCAGTTCCTAATATATTTCCAAATATCTTACCGCCCGATCCTCCTCCGCCGCCTCCAGAAGTCCAATAACTTCTATCTTCTGTAATTTGACCTACAATTCTACCATTAGTAGTTGAACTGTCACCAGATGCAATCAAGTCAAACACATCTGAGCGATAACTAGTTAATCCTCTAGAACCACCATAACCTCCACCATGTCCGCCTGTGCCGCCACCACCGCCGCCTGCTCCACCTGCACTACCACCACCCTCAGGTCCTTGAACTTGTCCAGCTTGATTTGCTAATCCGACCCCGCCGCCACCGCCGCCGCCGCCGCCGCCTTGGCATCCATAATTACCACCAGCGCCACCAGCACCAGAAAATAAAGGTTGTGTTACAGCTTGAGGACTATCTGTGATTGGATTACCAGTGGCATTATCACCACACTGTCCCTCACCCGTTCCACCTCCACCCCCACCGCCGCCTACGCCAGCAAGAATTGAAGCAGTAACACCTCCAGCAGAACCAATAATAATAGTTGCAGCTCCACCTCCACCACCGTTGCTAACATAACCAGAACCTCCAATTCCACCACCTGCTGTTCCATATGTTGCTGCTGCTGATGTTGGTCTTGGTTGTCCACCTTGTCCTGGAAAACAAGAAAATGAAGCCCCTTGAGCATTAGAAAGATTTTTAAGACTAAGTTTCATGTATTTTCCAGGTTTTCCTTGACCAGTTGTACATCCATACTGATAGAAATTTGGATTGATACCAACTGATCCAAAAAGTTCAAATGTTACACCAGTTATAGTATAGTTTGTGCTAGTTGGTACGACTGCAAACGCACCAGTACTTGGATAATTAAATGTTACAGGTGGTAGTGGAACCACATTACTGACACTTAAATATTTTCCAGCACTTCCACTTGCACTTGCAGCACCACCCCAGGTTCCAGATGGATTTTCTGTTGGATATAAATTTTTCCAAAATTGCCCTGCGGCGCCATTTCCACCAGAAAATCCTGCTAATGCCCCACCCTGATTTGTTGTTATATTAAAAATACTAGAAGCAGAACCAGTAATGCTGTTTGTCCCAGCAGTACCACCACTACCGCCAGTTGTTGCCCCAGCAGCATTACCTTTATTACCGCCTCCAGCTGTAATAACACATAGTCCATTACCTATATTTACGGAGGATGTTCCACCATTATTACCTGCTTGATCATAAACTGCTCCAGATGCACCACCACCTTGAACAGTAATGGTGATTTCATTAACAGCAGTATTAAAACTATAGTTATAAGTTCCAGGACTATTATAACTTGTTGTTTGATAATCATAAATTGGTGTCCCAGCAGTTAGGATAGTTCTACCACCAATTAAAGAAGTAGAACTAAAAAATCTAAAAGTTGGATTTGGTGTAAATGTAATCAACTCAAATGTTCCAGAGTTACCAGATGCAAAAACAGTAGTACCATTTGGTTTGATAGTTCCTAGTTCTGGATCTCCTCCTGTGTAATTAAATAAGTCGTATGTTGCAAATGCTGCATTAGTATTTGCTTTTTTTAATAGAGCATGACTATGTGTAAGTGAAACTCCACCAGAGGGAGTAAATCCTTCTACTTTACCCTTTCCAGTCTTATATCCAGTCAAATATGTATCATATATTCCGCCCGATTTTAGTCCTGATGTTTGTGGACATTCTGAGTGAAACAGTAAATGAGAATGTTGAGGTGCTCCAGATAACTTCTTTTCTGCTAGTGTAAATGTAATTGTTTCTGATCCTATAATATTACCACTAAGAGTATCAGTAACATCCGTATATCCAGTTGTGGTAACAGCTCCCAAATTAAATTGTCCTTTTTGTGACTGTTCATCAAAATACCACTTACCACCAATACTTTCAATACCAATTACTAAATCGATATTTGCAATAACTGGTGATCCACTACCATAAACTGGTCCATATCCAACAATTTTTTTAGCAAGCAAATCAGGAACTTTAAATGTTCCCATATCAGTATCAGGCCAATGCTCTAATACATTTTCTTGTAAAATTGGAGCAATTGAACCCTGATTGTTCATTCTAATTTTAAATGTTGCTCCCGTGCCAGAACCAGAAATAGATATTGTTGGTGGTGTTGTATAACCTACTCCAGTTTTAATGATAGTAATTGAAGTAACTTTACCACTATCAACAACTATTGTTCCAGTTGCTGTAATCCCTCCAGTTGGTGCTGCAGAAAAAGTTACTGTATTCGTAGAAGAATATCCACTACCACCTGATAAGACAGTAATTCCGTTACTAGAAGATCCACCATAACTATTCCCAATTGCTGCATATAATAAAGGATAATCAGAAATATTATATTCAGATCCATCACAATAAAGATATCCTCTATATTGAAAATCTGGATTCAATTCTGGTTGAGCATCACCAGTAATATTTACGTAAGAAGTTGTTCCATTAACAGCATTTCCAGTTGGCACAAATTCAGAATCAAAAGATTTTTTACCAGATTTAGTTTTTAAGACATTAATGATCGTTCCTACAGAGGCAGAGTCTGGACCTTTCTCTGAGTAATAATTTTGTCTGTTATTGCGATATACAGGATTAAAAGCTGGCATTTTATATCTTTATTAAATATTCTAGTACAATAAATGGTGATGACACCGCATCAATAGATGCTTCTGTTTCTGGAAAAAGACTTATCGTAGTATTTAATGCATCTGGTTCCAATAAAAATGTATCTGTGACAATTTTAAAATTGTGACCAGATTTAGTTATAAGAATTTTATGGTTATGTACAGTAGGATCATCAACACCATCAGTATATTGAAGTTCTTCTACTTCACTTTGAATATTATGTGCTTGTGGAAATGATGATGTACTAGTTAAATTTGAATTGAGTGGTAATACATCAGAAAGTGATGTACCTTTCCAGTCACTAGGAACACCAAAAGCTCCTGTAAGATAAGTTGCAGGAGTAGTTCCAGTAGTTGACCAAGTTTCACCATCTGCACCTCCATTAAAAAGATCAGGAACACATCCAATTAAAGAATCAACATATACATATACTCTTGTTCCAGGAAATCCAAACCAATCTTCACCTAAACTATATGAATATTGACTTTTGATTAAACAATAACATCTTAAGTTTGATAGTGAGCATCCAGTTCGACAAAAATTACTATAAGCTGTAAGTTGACTACCCAAGAAAAGCGGTGGTGGTAACGGAACAATAATTTGATTATCTCGTGTATTAGCTTTTTCTCCAGATGCAATTGCCCAACATGCGGGTTGATTGCTTCCTGGAGCTCCATTACTCAGTCCACCCTCACTATATTTTGTAGCATTTAACCAATCATTAATATTAACAGTACTTGCATTTTGAAAACTTTGTACCCCCTGGGCTATATCTTGACCATTTGTTGGTGGGTTTTTTGGTTTTATTCTAACTCTATTTGTAGTAGAAAAATGCATATGAGGGTGAAGTGCTAAAGTATCAACCGCTTCAGAATCAGTATATCCAGCATTACCCCATGTATAGGCTGCTTTACCCTTGAGAGCAAAAGTCTGTGGTGGTATAATAAATTTTCCAGAATATGTGACAGTCGCAACTTCACCAACGTTAGATGTTGCTTCTACACCCATACCAGATCTTTTAATAAAATTTCCAGCCTGTGTCTCTGTTAAAATATTATTATATACCCCAGCGTCAGCACCAGGAGTTGGTCTAGGATACTTAGATCCTAAATCTGGAACAACAAATTCATCGTTAGTCAATACTGTAAGAGGAACTCCATTTTGATCTTTTCTTACAAATTTACAATTACTACCAGTACCAATAATTGTTGCAAGATCTGGATACTGTGCTACATTATATTTTGACCCATCACACCTTAAATATCCTGCAGGCAAAATATTTTTAGAATCTGGATTTTGTGGATTATTTGCAGAAGGAATTTCTACAGGCCAAACGATGATACTACCAGTAAGAGTACCATATTTACTTCTTTCTTTTGAGTAATGTACTGCCATCAGTATGCCCTAATGATGTAAACAACATTTAGTGATGGATTAGCAATATTTGCTAATATATTTAGGGCACCAGTAATAGTCTCTGGTGTGACATCACCACGTTGAACATTAGTAACTGGATGTGTTGTTGGACCTGTAAGATTACCATTTAACATAGTAACATCAAAACTAGCATGATTATGTGACGCAAATGTTGATGATGCTGGATCTTGTGCTGCAGCAGTAGAATTTAATGAAGTTGGAAAAGTTCCATGTCTAAAAGTTAGACTTGTTTGTACAGATCCAGCGCCACCAATTGCGTTGCTAAGATCTAAAATATAATTTCCATTATCATCTTTGAACAATCCTAAAATTTGAGTTCCAGGTTGAATAAATGTTCCACTAGTAGTCCCAGATTGAACATACATAAATGGAACAATATTTGTTTTATTTGTTCCTAAATTTGTTGATGCTGGCAAGGTTATTTGAGCAGTTTGAGCTGTAATAGTAATATTACTAACAGCAAAAACTGGTGCTGCTTCTGGGTCATCTGTCAGTCCTGTTCCACCAGTAATTCCAGTATTAATACCAAAATAGTTTCTTCTATTTGAAGTCTCCATAGGACGAGGGAACATTCCCGTCCAGGCAGCTTCAGCGTGAGTAGTAATAGGAATACTAGCAGAAATAAGATCAGTATAAACTTGGGATTCTAAAACTCTCGCTGGTGCAGTTGATGATGGTATTGAAGAGTAATCATATGTAACCGAACCACCTAGGGCAGGAAATGTATTAAATTGATTTGTTTGAATTAATGTATTTTCATCATAAAATGTGATTGGAGCAGCACCCTGACACCAAGTATCTGCATTAGCTTCTTGGTTGAATGCTGCTTCATTCCATGAAAGACTTCCACACCCTAAAGGAAGACTTCTACTTCCGCTAACTGTCATCGATGAAGGAGAGAATACATCTGGTGGTGCTGAACCAGCAAGTGCGCTATCATATGTTCCAGGATGTTTATGATAAGGCGTATGATTGATACCAAGTTTTCTAGGAACAGTATAAACAGTTGTTGAAAATGACGGAGGACTGATTGTTATATTAGATTGCCCAGGAGCACCAGTCATTTTTCCAACAAATAAAATTTGAGAAGCAACATTAAATGCTAAATCTGTATCAGCAGAAATTAAAGTAGGAATAGAAACAGTCAATCCATCATCAACAACAAGTGCAGATAATTTACTAAGCGCATCTGTTTGACCATATTGATAAGCACTTTGTGCTAACATCTGCGGTTCTAAATCCATCATGCATCTTCCAGTAATATCTGGTATCTTGATAGTACCGCCATAATGTGGGAAATCTCCAGTTATAGTAGATCCTCCATAACTATTACCAAGAACAGAAGTCAATAATGGATATCTATTAGCTTGGTATACTTTGCCATCGCACAATATCCAACCATTAGGAACGTTAGAAAGTATATCTCCCTCATTTCCATCTCCTGACCATAACATGATTGTGCCAATTTTGGCAGTTTTCATGGATTTAATTGAACCGTAATTTTGTGCCATAAGATTATAGTTCTACTAACCACCAACCACGAAGGTTTGAAGGAATTTCTGAAGCAAGTGGATCATTAGGAGCATCTGTTGTTCCAACAAATAGAAGTCCAAATGAGGCATTTCTGGTTTGAATAATAAGTTCACCACTATCCCAACTTTGAGCAAGAAGACCAGATCCAGAACCAGATGTTAGTTTTGAACCAGTGACATCTCCTTGGATTCCAGTAGCAGTATTATTAATCTTCAGAGCTCTAATAACGAGGTTTGTATTGTAACTTAGATTTCCAGTTAATTCTATAAATCTAATTATATCACCAGTAACAGCATTAGTTGGTAGATAAAGAACCATATTACCACCAGTTGTAAGATTCAACAAGTAATTATTATTTGGTTGTAATGGATTTGCTTGAGTCTGACCGATTCCAGTTGCAGATTGTGCAACATAAGTCCATCTTCTACCACCGTTTGCAGTAAAATATTGTTTAATACCAAATGCATCAATTGAACCATCTTGATATAAAATAAAGTCTCTAGGTCCAGTTGTTCCTCCAGTACCAGCAGATCCAAGATTATCAATATGGAGAATTGGTGTAGAAGCAGATTCTGTTCCAAATACCTGACCCTGAATATACAGGGATTCACCCATATCAACCTTACCAGTTCCTCTATCAACTTTGAATACCAGTTTATTATCACAATATCCGTTCTCTTGGCACTGCTCGTTATAAACCTGCAAGTTACCGTAGATGTTAGCAAATCCCTTGAGATACATACCGTTTCTACCAGTAAGTTCGTCAACGATTGCACCATCACCAGGGTGACCATCATCATTAGTTACGTTGAATACTAAAGTTGTTCCATCAGTTCCATAGACTCTAATATTTCCACTTGTGATGTTAAGAGATCCATGAGATGTAAGATCTCCACCACCAAAGAACTTCTCAATATCACCAGTAACAGGATCACGATATGATTTTGGAAGTCTTACACCATATACTGGGTCATTTGCACTATTCTTGCTATCTGGATAGAAGAATTCATTATCAATTCTAACAAAGTATTCATAGTCTAATTTTTCTGCAATAAGATCGCCATTAACTAATTTAATTCGAATCTTATTAGGATTGATATTTGGAGCTTCAACAGAAATTCTTCCAGTTGCTGGGATAGCTTCAGCAAGAGTTGTGGTTCTTGGATCCTTTTGAATCCTAACGACAATTGCTCCACTGTTCCATGATTGTGCTGTTGTACTTTCTTTTCCTCTACCACCAGTTGGATATATAGCATTAGTAGATGTAGGAAGTAATTTATTTCCGTTAGAATCAGTATATGGTGTATCTGTGATTTGAATAATTTCAACTTTAGAAATTCCATCTACAATAGCAACAAGATCTCCCTTATTGAATGCTGATAAGTTTGTTGCAATTGGAATATTAGATGTTGCTGGAGTTACACTACCAGTTTGTTGAGTAGCAAGGATTGTTGTGAGCGGACCAGCAGCTTGAATACTAAATGGATCTCTTCTATAGACATGAACTGGAGTAGTTGTAGTATGAGCAGCTGCTGTTGTTCCATAGAAAGCACCAACAACAAATACTGTTGCAAAATTACTTCCAAAGAATGCATCACCAGTACAAATGTCAATTTGTGCTGTGGTATAAAGCTCATTTTTGAATGTAAGTTTTGTATTATCTGCTGTTCCTGCACCACCACACTGACCAGTTACAGTTAGATTTCCATAAATGAATGTATTTGTATTAATATTGCCAGGGTCACCTAAAGAAACACTACCAGTTGTTGAATCAACTTCAAATACTGTTTCTTCTGCTGCTGTGTCACAACCATTCTTAATGCTAAACTTCTTAGCAACTTGAGCTAGTAAAGAAGCAATCTTAAATACTTCACCCTTATCAGCAATACCGTCATTATTAGTATCTTCTCTATCAATAATTACATAATCATTAGTAGTTAGAGAACCACCAAACTCAGCAAGATATACATTTTCCTGAACTCCAGAAGCATCAATAGATTGAGTAATCCATGTTGCATCAAATGCAACATTCACCTTCCAGATATTTGTTGTATCTGGGTGATTTGATTTAATTGTAGTGAATGTACCAAGTGGTTGACGACGAACTTTTAGATAATAAGGAGCAGTCTCTGCACCTTGTAATCCATCTTCAGTAATTCTTACAATTTCTGGATGTGTAGTTCCAGTAATTCCAGTATCAACAATTACGTAATCACCAGCTTTGAAATATGGAGTTGGCTTATACTTGACTGGCATGTAATAATCCAATCCAGTTAGTGCTGGTAGTGTTCCTCCTTCGGGACCAGCACCAGGAACTGCTGCTTGGAAATTAGAAGTGCCAGAGTTTCCACCCCATACACCAGCACCTGCAGTATCAATTCTGTTGAATCCAGCTGCTAGTTCTGCAACTGTTGGAATATTTTGATTGACAACATTTACTACAAATACGTTAACAATATCAATATTTGAATTGAATGTATTGCTGCCTAGTATTCCAGAAGTATGACTAAATGGTGTAGAACCAAGTTGTGCTCTATTACCAACAAATGAGAATGAAGCAAAACCACCACAAAGAACTATATTAGAATTGAAGCGAGCAGCAGCGTCAACAAGTAAGTTGTTTCTGACTTTTGTTTGACCACCTTGACCGCCAATATTGATTTCGGATGCATTAGTTGCAAAATCAAGGGTTTGTGTATTACCAGTAAAGAATTCAACAATACCTGCCTCTGTGCCAACGGTAACGACCATTTCTGGATTGAGTCTATTACCACCCTGTAGTTTATTTGCACCAAATAATACATCGCCAGCAAAGTTTACTCTTCTAGTTCCAAACGTTGTGAAGGAGTTTGAAGAGTTAGTGCCATAGGCACCACCAATCGAGATTTTCGAAATCTTATCAGCAGCATCAGAAATATCACCGATAAGAATATTGGAGTGATCTGAATTATTACCGATGAAGATAAACTGATCATCAGTATATACGTCACCTATTTCAATATAGGCAAGATTATTACCAAGTCTAAGTCCCTTAGAATTTGCTTTGCTTAGAACACCAGCAGTAATTGATAATTGACCAGTAAACTGGGTAGTTGTAGATCCATTAAGTAGATTGAAATTACCAGTTGTTATGCCAGTTCTTATTTCAGCAGTATCAGTTCCACCATCAGTATAGACTTCAATATCTCTTTGGAATCTAGCATCTTCAGTAAATCTAGAATCACCAACAACAACGAGTGCTCTGTTGAGTTGCTTATTAGTAACTGTTTGATCTGTATTGATACCAACTCTTCCAAGGTTATTTCCTCGTGAAGCTTCAGTAATTGCAACAGTATTTGTATCAACTCTGAGTGTGCTGTAGTCAGTTGGAGAGGCACTATCACCACCAACTACAAATGCATCAGCAATCGCATTCTTATTACGATTAGCAAAATTAGGGTGCTGTAAATAGTTTGTGGTCTTCTTACCGCTAATATATGCATTACCAACAACATCTAGGTTTGCACGAGGATCAGTTGTAGCAGAATCAACAAATGCATTTTTATGTGCATCATGTGGTGAACGTGCAACTGTATTGATACCAAGTTTGTAATTACCAATAGTCTCAGTTTCTGTTCTAAGAGCTTCTGCACCAAGTACACCAACTTCCTTCCAGTTTGAGTTAGAGAATTCAATTGTTGGAAGAGGATTATTGGCATTTGTTGCTTGAGTAATTAGATCTGCCCATGATTGTACAAGTGCAGGTCTTTGGGCGAAAATCTGGACGTAGATATATGGTTTTGTTGGGGAGAATGCATCACCAGTAGGTGAGTAAATTGTCCAAGTTAGATTTAGATTAACATCAGGATAGTTCTTAAATCTAATCTGAGATGCAGAAGTAATACCTATATCCTGACATGCGATTGGTAATCCAGTTGATATAGATCTAAATGTAACTTTGACAGTAGTACTACCATCAAAAATTACATTTTCAATAGATCCATTAGGAATAGTTTGATAGTAGTTAGAAAGAATAAATCCTAGTGATCCTGTTTTACCAATTTCAGATCCTTTAAGTAAAATATCACCAGTTGTTGGCAACAAACCACCAGTAACAGTGTTACCATAAGTTACAAACTGATTACCAGGAAAACCAGGAATACCAGTGCCTGGAATAGCAGTTCCGATACCTGTAGTTGGATCGTAAACTGGTGATTGATTTGGAGTAAGATTTGATGCAATACCAACTACACTATGAGTTTGAATTAGATACTCCTGTCCTTTACCTCTTGAACTAAAGGCAAAAATAGCGGATTGAATCCTATTTTTACCTAACGTAATATCGCCTTTGCTGACTGGGGCGAATTGTGTTCTATCAAGTCCTTCATCTTGTTCTAAATTAGTTACAGGGTCTACAGAAGATACATTAGAACGAATAATTAGAGAATTGCGTTCTTGTGTTAGATCATTATCCTGTACAGAAACAACAACAGGAGACTCAAAGGTGGTTATAAGTGATCCATCTCCACCAACAACAGTAAAGTTTTCGTTGAAGGTTACAGGAGTATCAAAGGTTGTAACCAGACCTCCTACAACATCATTTGCATCTCCGTCATCAGTAAGACTTGCTTTATCAATAAAGGTTTCTTCACCAGTAATAGCATTAATTCTTCTATTACCAATATAGAGATCACCTTGAGAGTTGATACCTGTGTAGAAGACGATACCAGCGTCTTGTTTCTTCGCTTGGGCATAGAAGTCCTGATCTGGTGTTAGGACGACTTCCTGGCGGGCAGGGAGACCTGTAGAGTAGTTACCAGGACCGAAACCAAGGTATTCAAACGTATGGTTACCAGCACGAGCAATCGATGGTCTACGAAGCTCAACGTAGTATCTTTGATCAGTTACAACTGTGCTATTACCAGAAATTGGAATAATACGATCTTCAGATCCAGATGTTGCATTACCATCTTGTGCTTGAATAGAAGAATTTAGAGTTTTGCCATACTTTACAACAGTTCCGCTATAAGTATTTTCTACAAATGCTGGTTGCTTAATAAGATCACCAATTGTTTCTCTGGTTACAGAATTTTTAAAATCATTAACTGTGACCAGACCATGGATATAGTTATCAGCGGCAGATAGTGCTGCTGGTGGATCAATTAGTGCAGCATAATAGTTCTTCTCTTCGTTGGTTGTTCCATTCTTTTGGAACCAGAGAGGATCGTTTCTGTAGTTTAATGGATATAGTCTGCTAACTGGTTGAGAGAACTTGAAGTTTCTAAAGTTATTGATAACACCAGCACCAGTTGGGAATGGCGAGATATTACCACGTAGACAAGTTAGATAGTAAATACCATCTTGCTGACCCGAAATGCGACGTTGGAGTGTTTGAGTAGCAAAAATATAGAAAGTATCTTCAATAACACCAGCATCTTCTACACTATCAACATAGTATTCGATACCAGCATCATCTTGAATCTTATCACCAGGAGTAATTGTATAGACATTAGCTCCGTTTTGTCTCCAATAATATTCAGGATAACGCTTGCGGATCAAAGTCTTGAGTGGCAAGGATTTACCCATATCCTGGTCTTCGATCATGTCTGCAAAGACAGTTCCTTGAGTAAATCTTGTATTGAAGAACTCACTATACTCAAGTTTGCCACCAGCAATACCCTTGATAATCAGATAATGATCTCCACCTACACTCATGTAAGCATGGATATAAGCAGATCCAGAAGAATTACCAGTAAAGAATACTTTATTAGTATTAATACTTTGAGTTTTATTTGGTACAAAATCTCCGCCTTGAGGAGAAGTAATCTTGACAGTTGTAAAGATTTCGTTTCTCAATCCTGGGAAGTTTAGAGCATCAACAGTATGATCATATACTGTTAACTCAAGATATTTGATACTTGGATTTAATGAATCTGCAACATAACGACCACTCTGAATTGTTGCTTGAATACCAGAAGAGAACTTAGCAAATGCACGATAATCAATACCTTGATTTGTTAAATCTTTCTTGAATGGATCATATGCTGCATCAGAGTTTAAATTATTTGATGTAAATTGTGCTGCAGTATATCCAATATATTCACCAGCTTGTACTGGGTTTTCAAACCTAGCACCATATACTGATCCAGTAACTGGTTTTAATACAATCTTTTGTGGTATGAGTTTACGAGTATCATCAGTCCTTGTCTTAAGAACAAATCCGTTAATAGGATCTCTTGCATTTTCGAGATACTTAGGAATGACATAGCGGATCTTATATGTTCTATCATCAGCAGCTCTCTTATCATCAAGACGCTGATACCACATATCCGTAGTTCTTGGTCTATCAGAATAATCAGATTGATTAATTCTAGAGAAAATACTCTTTGCAATATCACTAGGAGTACCACCAGTAACAACATCCTTACATTGAATATACCATTTACCTGCAGTTGCCTTTGTATCAGTAAATGATGGATCAAATTTCATAGGAGATCTACGCTTGTTAGCATAGACATCAAATTTTAGTCCTGCTTGACCAGCAAAGAATTGAATTGGATTTACGTTATTAATTGCATCAGCATGAGTTTTATGAATAGTAAATACTTTATCATTTTGATAGCGAGCAAAGAACTCAATTTGAGGATTAATCCTACCAACATTAGCATTTTGAGGATTAGTTACTGCGACAGTTGGATCATTTTGATAAGTACTAGCAACAATAGGTAGTTGCCCACCTTCAACTGCTCTGAAAAATACTTTATGTGGAGTTGTAGCAGCAGATGGTTTATCAAAAATATGTGATACATCAGTTTCAATACCAGCATTAACAGTATTAGTTAAATTACATTTGTAAGTATGGAGATCGTACTTATCATCAAGGACAAATTGATAAAGATCAATCTCTACATTAGGATCAATACTTTGTGTTTCTGATGCGTAAATGAAAATACCAGCAGCAGCGTTTTCTTTTGATGTTGCTAGCATCAATTTAGTTTGATCGCTACCATTAAAGAATGTTGTGCTGCTGTAGTCTTCTGGTTGAGTTCTTCTACCAGGAGCAATTACATAGTAAGTTCTATTAGTTTCAAATCCTTTTGGAAGTCTAACTAAACGCTTATCAACTTCGACATATTTACCAGTAGTAATATCAAAACGAGGGCGTGGAACAAGTCTTACAGGAGTTCCAGTCTCGAAGTTATGAGCATTAGTAGAACCATAACCAGTTGTATCAATTGTAAAGATTGTAGCACGAGAAGCAAATAGTGCTGTATTGACTGTTTGTTCTTGAAGTGCAACTGTGCCTAATCCACTATTGATAATAGTTGTGATATTACCAACCAAAGTAATAATTGCATTAGCAGTACTAGCGCATTCTCTTTGAGTAGGAGCAGTTGGGGTAAATGCAGTTGTATCTTGTATTACATCTGGATTTGTATTTGCTGGTCCAACTTTTACTTTCTTTGGTAATGTATCTGCCCAAGCACCTTTCTCAAAGGTAAAGTATAGTTTTGTAGTTGTGCTTGATTGTAAAGCATTTACAGTACTTCCAAAAGTAAATCTTGAATTTGCAACACCAAGTTCAATTACTGTACTACTTACAATTCTCTTGACAAATGTATCTTTTGGAATATTAGTATAGATTGGAACTGCTCCTGTTTGGAGTAATCCATTTACAAAAGGAGTTGGAGTGTTTGCATACTCAACAACTCTCATACCGATTGGAATTCCTCTAGAATCACCAACATTAACCAGTGCAGATCCTGCAGTAGTTACACAATTGACAGCAAGGAAATCAAAGTTACGCATCGCTGCGATAGCAATATCACCAACGTAATTCCAAGCATCAATAGTTTCCGACTTCTCACCATCAATATAAGTTAGATTGTTACCGACATAATAAGCTTCACCTGCTTGGATACTATTGACGTTACCACCAAGTCTTAAGTCGTTGACAACTGCATCAACAATAAATGATACGTCACGGTAGCACTTAGATAGTCTACCATTAGCAATAAAGTCACCAGAATTGACTATTGGTAATCCAGCAAGAGATCCAGAACCAACTGCATCGGTAACAATATCAAATAGGTTTTCAATAGATGCACGAACGTTAGCACAATCCCACTCTCCGTTACTTAGAGGAGGTAAAGTGCTTAGATTTCCAGCATACAGAGCGTCACATAGAATACCAGTAAGAGTATCAATTGTCGATAGAACATCGCTACAATTACCAATAGAATAAGTTGTTGGTTGTGCTGGAGCAGTTCTTGTAATGCCAGTTAGATTACCAACACCACTATCATTACCAACTGCTTGTAATAGAATGCCAAATAGAGTATCAACTGCACCTACAGCAGATCCACACTTAGGTAGTAACTCATCAGCATCCCAGTCAGTAACAATTGTAAGATCTTTCTTTTGAGTAAAGGTGTTACCAGTAGTTACAGCTACAGTCTCATTTCTAAGAACTTGAATTGCTACTTTCTTTGCCTCTAGGAATACTTTGGCAGCTTCATCACGCTCAGAATCGATGAATGTTTGAATTGTTTGACCCTGATAAGTATTTGTGACGTAGATGTTTGCAGTATCATATGTCTTTGAGTTGCCACCAAACTTGACATCCCACATAACCTCTCTAAGAACATCATATACATCGTCAAGACAATCTTGCTCTGTGTTTCCAGTCTGTGGAACATAATTAGGATATGCTAGTTTCATGCGTAAGTATGCTTCCTTCGCAATAAACTCTTTGTTATTCATGACAAGATCGTGTGCATCAGCATGAATATCAGCAACAACTACTGGATCTCCAACAGTGTCAAGAGTAATTGTAAAGTCCTTATCATAATACTGGTTGTTGATAGCACGGTTCATCAAATCAGCAGCTCTCTTGAATGCTGTGATTGACATAGCAATCTCGTTAACTAAACCATTAGGAAGAGGAGTAGTTGCATTTGTAAAGTATTCCTTTGTAGCAGCAATAGTATACTCATTACCACCAAACCAGAGATCTTGTGCGATAGCATCAACAACGATACCAATATCTCTACGGCACTTAGTTTCTCCAGCTAATAGTGTACCTGCATTTTCAACAGGTAGATTATTGAGATTACCAGCAGTAAGAGTAGATGTTACAAGTGTCGCTAGAGTTGTAATTGCTGCTCTTACATTATTGCAGTTATTGACATTTTGGTTACCGACTGCACCAGATGTTGGTGAAGGATCTGCAGTAATTGTAAGATCTTTGTGGTATAGAGCATTTACAACTGCCTTACGCATGTATTCGGCAGCTTCGTTGAATGCTACATTACTTTCTAATATCTCTCCAACCAGACCATTTGGAAGTGGAGTTGTGGCATTAGTAAAGTATTGCTTGACAAATTCTCTCGTGTGCTTATTACCACCAGTAAATACGTCAATAGCAACTGCATCAATAAAGTATCCAATATCACGAGCACACTTCTTCATACCAGCAGGGGAAGAACCCTTGTTGATAGTTTGTGGCATGGAACTCAAGTTGCCATTAGTGAGAATTGTAGTAACAAGTGTTGTTAGAGTATCAATTGCAGCTTTGACGTTAGCACAAGAGTCTGGATTTACATTTGATGGGGAACCAGAAGAAGGTGATGGATCTGCAGTAATTGTAAGATCTTTAGTAAACAACTGGTTAGTGATTGCCAGTTTCATTACATCACGAGCTTTGTTGAATGCTGTGATGCTCTCTCCTATTTCATTAACTAAACCATTAGGAAGAGGAGTAGTTGCATTTGTGAAGTATTCGGCAGAAAACTTATATGCATACTCATTACCACGAACAAATAGGTCAAGTGAGATTGCATCAATAAAGATACCAATATCTCTCTTGCATTTTGCTTCTCCAGCAGGAACAGTAGTTGATACTGACTCGGCAGGAAGGGCAGCTATACTACCAGCAGTAATTATATCAGTAACAATTAGTGACAAGCTAGTAATAGCAGCTTGAACATTAGCACAGGAGGTAGGATTTGTATTTGATACAGCTCCAGATCCAGGTGCAGGGTCTGCAGTAATTGTAAGATCTTTGATTGCCAGTTGGTTAGCAACTGCCTTATTCATCTCATCTCTTGCTTTTTGGAAAGCGACAACTGACTGTGCTTCTTCTCCTACAAGACCATTTGTAATAGGAGTGCCATTATTGAAGTATGAAAGAACAAATTGACGACTGTATACATTTCCGCCGCCTTGAGCGATGTCTAGAGATACAGAATCGACGAAGATACCAATATCTCTCTTACACTTAGCTGTATTTGTTGCGTTGATAACAAAAGTTGGGAACGCAGGAGCAATTGCAGCAAAAGCAGTATCAATAATTGCTGTTCTGTTTTGTTGGATTAGTCGATAAGCATCTTTGAATCTAGATACAGCAGTTGTTGCTGGATCACCAGGATAGTAGAAATCTGGATGTTGAACTGCAATCTCTGCTGCTGCTCTATCAATAATATGCTGTCTATTTTGCTGAATTAGGCGATGACTATCATAAAATCTAGAATCAACCGTTGTTTGAGGATCACCTGGGAAATAAAAGTTCGGAAAATCTACAGCAATTTTTGCAAGTGCTCTATCTAAGATTTCTTTGCTGTTACGGCGAATTAGACGGAAACCATCAGCAAAACGTGACTGGTTGTTATTTGCTGGATCTCCTGGGATTTGGAAATCTGGATGATATACACTTACTTCAGCAAGTGCTGCGTCAAGAATAAACTCTCTGTTAGCAACAATTCTATTACGAGCAGTTCTGTTACGACCTGCAGGATTTTCTTTATTTGATGCATCAACTGTTACACCAGAACTGTTCAGTCCGAGAGAAGATCCATAATTTCCAAAGACATAACCATATGGATTACCTGGCTTATTGAATACACTATTTGTTTCTGGATCGTAAATAGTTGCTTTGACAGTTAGTAAGTTAGCAACTGCCTTCTTGCAGAGATCTCTTGCTCTATTGAAAGCATATACAGAATAAACTTCCTCTCCTACAAGACCATTTGCAATAGGTGTTCCATTACCACTAAAGTAAGTCTTAGTAGCATCAATAATATTTTTGTTGCCGCCATCTCTCAAGTCTTCTGCAATAGCATCAACAATAAGTCCAATATCACGCTTGCACTTACCGTTAGCAACACCCTGGATATTTGCAAGACCATACGTTGCAACCATTTCGTTGAACGCTGTATCAACGATCTCTTGACGGTTGTTTAAGATTAGATTACGAGCATCAAAGTAACGTCCAGCAGCAGGATCAAGACCTGGGTTGACGTAAGGAATATTTTGAAGGGCAGGATATTTTTCAAGAATATATCCAAAAACCTCTTCTTGGATCATGGTGCGGTTGCTTTCAATCAAGTTAGCAGCATCTGCGCTAATACTATTGATTGCAATTCCAGATGGATTTAGAATAGAACCCTTAGCAATATACTTAACAAATCCAGTTGGTTGGAGTTCTACCTCAAAAATTTCATTACCGCCAGGAGTTAATGATCCTAATTTTACATATAGTTTATCATTTGACTTTGCACCAAGTCTAAATCCATCAATTGTCGCAGCTGGGCGAGTTGTTGGAGTAATAATATCATCGCTACCAAGGAATAACTTAGTATAGTTATTAGCATTTTGAATTGTTCCTTGAATATCAATAGTATAGTAAGCAACTCTTTTAGTAGTTGTTGTATTTTCAATTGCTTTCTTTGGTGGAATAATATCTGTGATATATCCAGCTTTATCTTGGTTGAAAGAGAAACCTTTGAAACCAATAGCATGTAGAGAGGTATTACCAAAGTTAGAGTTGGAGTTGGTGATCGACATGTCACCACCAGTTTCCATTAGGAAGTGATCAGCAAAACCAACAGCAAAGATAGAAACGTTCTGGATAAATGCATCTTCCGAAGCACGAACGTGGAAGTTGCGCCATTCATCTTTCCAATAACTATCACCCTTTGCGTGATAAGGAACCGTAGCAAACGCATCAACTAGTGATGCTTGGTTCCAAGTGTTTGAATATTCATCATAACGGATAAATGCTCTGTCATCAAGTTGTAGAGAAACCCCAGTATACTGAGCGATAACCATCGATCTGAAACCAGTAGCTTTCAGACCATTTGCCCAAATACCGCAAATACCCCAGGTAGAACGAATAGATACGTTGAAGACGTATGGTGACGCAGATTCTACACTATCGACTTCTGCAAGGGTCTGTGCGTTCTGTCCGAGTGCTGGTGTTGTATCAACGCTGATGGTTTGACCAGATACAATATTAGTTCCGATTGCTCCTACAACAACTGGTACTTCATACACAAATTTACGAGGATCATTAGGATCAATTTCTTTAATTGGGAAGAATCCTTCTAATACATCATCAATTTGAGTATTTGTAATAGATACAAATTGACCAGCGAAATAACCATGATCAACTTTAGTTGTTACTGTAACTTCAGTAGTAGATGCTGGAACACTAGGATCAGTTGTAGCATCAACAAACTTTAGAGATTCAATAACACGAGAGTCAGAAAGAGGACCTACAATTCTATTTTCTTGAACTCTAAAGTCAAATTCACCTGGATCGTCAATTGTTGGTTGATAAGCAGCAAATGCCTTACTGATCTTTCTGTAGAATAAAGATAGTTCTTCAGTATCTGCGTACTCGAATACAGTTAATTTGTGGTGGGAGAAGTTTGGAGCAGTCTTTCTTGTAAAATCATATGGATCGTAATAAACTTCACCAGTTCCTTCGGCAACATTATAAAGAGGAGATTCGGACGTTGTTTGACCATCTTTAATAGTAAATTGCCAGAAATAGCAACCACCAGTTACATTAAAGATAGCAGAACGAGGAACAGTTACAGATGCTGGATCTGGAACATAGAGAGGTCTAATTGTTGTTCTACGAAGATCATAACCAACAAGTGAAGAACCACGAGGGATGATAGCACCACCCTCTGTATTGTTAAACTTCCAAAGAACGTTGTCGGGGTTGGAGATATCTAAGATACTATTATCTGTCCAAGCATTTAAAGCTTGATCAAATCCAAATTCGCTAATACCATTAGTATCTACAAGACCTGGGCGGTTATCAATATAGTGAATACCAGGCATCAACATGATGCTAAACTGGTCAAAACGGTCATTATCCTTACCAGGAAGGTAAGAATATCTTGCGATTTCTAGGAAAGCACGCTGGATACTCTTGAATGGGGTGATTGGTGAATTACCTCTGTTCGATAACGCATCGGTTGCGTTAAAATCATCAGGAGAAACATAAAGATACTTACCAGTTTTTGAACTGATAAGATTATCCAGACGTGTTAATGGCATGATTATACAGACCCTGCGGTGTTACTTATTCCTTCAAGTTATTTATACGCCAGGGTGGTAGTTGTCTCCTTCGAGCTGCATTTTAATAATTTCCCTAACACACAACCAAATATACCCAAATTGTTCCGACCAAGTACAGTCACCACGAATAGAAACTGCCCAGGCAGGGATCGAACCTGCGACCAAACGATTAACAGTCGTCCGCTCTACCGCTGAGCTACTGAGCATTATTTTTTTGATATTCTAATTTGATCCAGTTTAGAAGAGTATTATATTGACTAATCTTTTCTGGATTTGGAGTGTGATATGTTTTCAAAGAAGAAATGTAAAATTCAATTGCTTGAATTGTCATAGCACGATCTGTTTGAGAAATTAGAGACATAATAGAGTAGAGAACTCATGGAGAATAGGGGACTCGAACCCCTCACCCCTGCCGTGCAAAAGCAGTGCTCTACCAAATGAGCTAATTCCCCAGGTGGGTCGGATATGATGGTCCCGACCCGTATGGAAGAACCGAAGTCCATCCAAAGCCTAATGTCAGACTTGAACTGACGACCGCTCGCTTACAAGGCGAGTGCTCTACCACTGAGCTAATCAGGCATTTTTACAAATTTGAACGCACCCCAATCAGAACCCCAAATTTTTTCATTTGTTTCTGCATGAAGTCCACGATCAACGACATGATATTCAGTTTTAGTGAGTGTTACTTCGTTTTGAACATAGGTTTTGATACCTTGCCAATCGACCCAACACTCACAAGTTGATGTGCCACCTTGAAATGTCTCTGGTCCAGTTTGTTTCATAATTACGTCACACCCCTCACGATAAATCAAGATATCATCTGTGATGAGTTCTAGATTTTGACACCTAATGAAACGTTTAGCATCTTCAATCTCATAATTTTTCAAGCGAAATTGTCCCTTCTCTGGCACCACATCTATCACAAACTGACGATATGGATTATCTAAGAGATAATTATAAGCTTGTTCGCCATAGAAACGAAAATCGGAAAGTTTCCGATGAGATATTCGAATATGAGCATAACGAGTAGGATGAGATTGTGCTTGTACCTTGTTAGCAAAGTTACCTTCAAGATATTCAAGAAACTGGTTCATCTGGCAATACTTCAGGGTTAACGAGATCTAATTCAAATAAAACTGGGTGGCATTATTCGGCAATCAAATAATCAGAGTATCTAAAGATATCCTCCATAGTATATTCTTGGTTGAGTGCTGCTTCAGATAAGATCCACTTGTCGTGTTTCTCAAATTCTTCAAGCACATCAAACGCAAATGGCACACTCTCAATATAATACATCATAACTGGTTCGTTGTCAACAAAGACATACTTACGAGTAATGGTGTACTTGAGCGTTGTCATTTATATTAGGTGATTTCCTGTTACTATTTACACAGGGATACCCGTGGTCGGATTCGAACCGACACTGGAGGGATTTTAAGTCCCCTGTCTCTGCCGTTGGACTACACGGGCAAGGTGCTCCTTGAGGGGATCGAACCCACCTCACATCGATTATGAGTCGATTGCTTTCACCAGATAGCTAAAGGAGCGATGGGAAATGGTGGATTTGAACCACCGACCTCACGATTATCAGTCGTGTGCTCTACCGCTAAGCTAATTTCCCAAATAGGGATGCTGGGAGTTGAACCCAGACTAACCCGTTATAAGCAGGTCGCTCTAACCATTAAGCTACACCCCCATGGGGTTCATATTCGCACTAATAGTTTTGCTTTGAGTGCTTGCTTACGCTTTTTAGCTTGGCGTAATGCCTGTGGTTTCAGACTACGCTTCTGCTCTTTATTGCTGTGGTGTTGCCAGTTTGGAAACGTAGTCATCGTCTTGCCTTGATTACCTAGTAATTATAGCATGAATTATTTAGGACGAGCAGGGGGTGTGGACAGTTTTGTAATTGTCTGACCTTTGATAAATGCCTTGAGTTCAGGCGTTTCCTCCCATTCCCAAATCTCCTCATGACCCTTGCTATCGATACGCTTAAAACTTTTCTTTGTCATTATTCATTTCCTCAAGTTTATCTAATATACCATCAAATGAACCAATATGGTCAATCTCGCTAATCATTTTAGCAATTTGACTACAAACAATCGGTCGTTCTTGTCTAGCGGCGAAAGCAAGTGCATTACGCAAATTTGCCTCTGCTTCCTTCAAACTATCTTCTACCTGTTTACCTAAAGCCATACCATCCTTGAAACTGCGACAGAGTTATCCTACTCGGTTTATAGGATCTTGTCAATCCCTTTGTCTCCAATCAGTTTGATCTTCATCACGCTTGAACCAATCATGTAGATCATCTGGATTATCAAAACCACGACGACCAAATCTTTCATGTCCCAATCCACCAATATCAAGTTGGTTCATAAAATCGTCCATCGCATCCATATCAGGGTTTTCTGCCTTTCTTCTTGCCTGACGGAGGATTGTAGCAGCAGAGCGATTTGCCTTTGAGAGCTTTTCTGCCCAAATCATATCTTCTAAACTTACTGATTCATGTAAAACAATCTTTCTACAAATTTCTTCTAATCGTAAACGATATTGTGTAGAGAGCATATGTAATCTCCAGATAGGATTATTTAACACGTATCATCGATTCTAAGGTGTTAACTCTATTGAATTCTTCGTATGCTTTTTCCGACCTCTCTGATAAAATATCAGAAATGTCTTCAAGAATTACTTCGTTGTCGATGTATTCATCCAAATACTTGTCTAACGCTTCTTTGAGATAACGTTTACGATGCCATTCGGGAGAGTATGGTTTATAGTCCATAATATAAGATCAGTTGGTGTATAATATTTAGCGGACCTTTTTTGACGATTTTTTAGCGGAAAAATTTTTTCGACTTTTATGTAACTAAAATTCAAATTTCAGTTCAAGAAAATTAAAGCACCTTTCAAACTCAAGTTTGCGGTTGATTTAACTAACATAGGACCTATAGATATTAAATTCATCGCACCAGCAGTTGATGCAGTCCAAATACCCGTAGCAGTTGCAGTAAGTACATCTTTTGATGTCATAATTAATCCAGATGGAATTGTTGCACTTAATTTTGCTCCAGCAGAAATAGATACACCACCAACAGTAGAAGCAACACCAACTTTGAGACCAGATATATTTACCGATCCAACTGGTAAATCGAGTAAAGATTTTGGATCAAATTTATCATCTTTTCCAAGACCAAGTGATGATATATCAATTGAACCAACACGACTTAAAATTCTCGTCTTTCCGATTAATACATCTAATGAATATCCATGTGTCCTATCAGTAATTAATGGAACACCTGTTAAACCAGTTGGAGATGCTCCAGCGATACTTGTTGCCATGACGCCAGCAACGACAATTTTATAGTCACCAGTAATTCTATGTTGTAAAGTTCCTGCACTTGTAAGTGTTGTAGTTGATCTTGGATCAAAAGCAATTGAAGTATCTTCTCCAGCCCCAGTCTGTGTTTTTTGACCAAACAAAATCTTATCTTCGTTAACAAAATTTTGTTCAAATCTACCAGCAGTTAATTTAATAGATCCACTAGCTACTTGTTTTCCTGCCTGAATATGAATGTGACTTCCCGCAACGATATAAATGTCTTCAGCTGAAATATATAATTTTGTTGCAACAATTTTCCTCTCTCCTCGTGTTTCCTCTTCGTAATCGCCATGTGAGGTGATACCAATAGCATATTTTGGTTCCGTTGATCCAGCACTATTATATGAAATAGTAGTTGGAAAATCATATCGTTGAACTCCACCATTAGCAGTAATATTTAATTGCCCGCTGCCAGCTCCTCTTTCTTTAGTTTTTTTACCAGTTATAAAATCAATACTTCCATTAGCAAGTAATTGTATATTACTATCAGTTGGACCAAACACTACAAGTGCATCTGGTTCAAATCTACCACTAGCACCAATATAAGAACGGACATGAAGTTCACAATCATCACCTTTCAATAAGGTTTTAATTTTGATGCCTAATTTTTGATCTTCAGCTTCATCTGGTGTTGTTGGTTCTAATAATCCTTGTTTAAGTGCCTCATATACGTCTTCGGTTGCTGCAACCGCCTCTGATGAAGTCATAATCTATACCTCCTATGGACAATCAACATAACGACCAGTACCGATCTTAGTAGATCCAATACGAGTAAGTTCATCTGTATCTAGACATACAAATGATGGAATTAATTTTGCACCGAATCCTTCACCACCAATTACAAATACTTCTGGATAACCATCAAAGGTAGTGGTTCTATCTAAAATTCTTGCACCAATTACAAAACCCTTTTCATTAATGATAGCCTCTGCAACATCAGTCCTACCATTAATATAAATCAACGGCGCTGATTTATAACCAATTCCAGGTCTAATTAAAGTCATCGAATCCATGATGCATCTTACTCCGCTACTAGAAGGAAGATTTTTTTTATAACCAAATCCAGATCTTGTTACTCTTACTTCAGTCACAAATCCTCTGTCATCTAATAGTGCAACAGCTGATGCACCTTTTCCAGTACCATTAATAAAGATAAATGGTGGCTCTACATATGGAGATCCAGGTTTATCAATAGGAATACTAATAATTCCACCATTATCATCAGTAATAATTTTTCCAGAATCTACTATTGGTTCCTCTGGAGGAGTGTAAACAGTATCAATTGTACCAGAACCAATACCATCATCAAGATCACCAACAGTTTTATCAGTTATAATTGTCACATCAACATATGCTCCTTTACCATCAACAGAGAATCTCATAGTTTCTTCAAGTTCTATAGTTGTATCATCTTCAATTCCTATTGTCACTTGAGCAATACCATCTTCTATAAATGTAAATCCAGTTAATGCTCCGCCAACAATATCGGATTGAGTGATTCCACTTCCAGTTAAGGTATAAAAAACAATAGTGCCTGATGTAACATTACTTGTTTCAATTGTATAAATTACAAAATCTCCTTCTTTTACAACAGATTTATCAGAAGTAACTATGTAACTTTCTATTGGTTTGTTTGTAATTGGATTTATTTTATCTCCAGGATTATTTTCATTATTGTTATCATCATCAAAAATTTGATCTAAAATTTTATCTGGATCAAATTTTTCTGGAACAAATGGTTTGGGTTTATCCTCTTCTATATTATCTGGAGTTGATTGTTTTTTCTTAATTATACATCTGCCTTTCTTTTTTGCAAATACGATTCCTGTTCCTTTAATTGGAGTATTGTTTTCTAAAATGACAAAGAAATCTTCTTCTGATTCTTTTTGTGTATCAAAGAAAGTTTGTACTGAAATAATTTTTTGATTTTCGTTAGCAGAAAATCCTATGATACCATTACTTTCCAGATAGTCAGAATCATTTGCCGTTCCATCTGCAGTTTGATATACAATAGATGAAGGAATAGATATTGTTCCTGATCTTGTTATAGTAAAGGAAGCGATTTCTCCCTCTGTCACCGTAATATCATTTATTGAATATATAATTTTTTCTTTGGATGTGGAACCACCACCACCACCGCCTGGTGGAGCGAATACACCACCAGTAAATCCAATACTAGTAGTAGTCAGAGAATTTCCTTCATATGCTTCATCACAGGTGTAGATAGTATAATCTGGATTAGTTGTTGGGAATAGCTTATCATTTCCTTCTTCTAAACTATCTAATAAGTCGTCAAGGAAATTTTTCTTTTTCTCATCTTCTTTATCTTGATCTTTATTTTTATCTGTTGATCCATTAGTGCAAACTTTATTAAAATTTTCACAAGTGAGATTTGGTCCAGAACATGTTATGCCAAGAATTGACATTGCCTTATTCAATACATCTCCAATAATATTGAGTGGTTCAGCAATTGCTCCTAAAATTTCTTGTAAAGGACCAAGAATTTCTGCAAGTAATTCATCAAGTGCTTTGGTTATTTCATTTAGAATTCCTTGAACTAACTTATCTAATTGACAAACAACCATTCTGTAGACTTGAGTAATATATCCCATCAATAAATTAGTCAACCAATCAGCAAGTCTTTTGCCGAGATCTTCCATGGAACATCCGACTTCAATTAGATAACCATTAAACCATTTAGTAACTTCGTTTAATACACTACCTTCTTTATTCAATCCTAGTGTATTATTAATCAAATCCTTTACACCAGCTTCCAGTTTATCAATTATCCATCCTTTAATATTAGCAATAAAATCATTCAATAATACTAAAGCTCTATTAATGTAGCTTCTGCCCTCATCAAGCATACCATATATTTCACCAGTTGCTTTATTGACTAAGTAATCACCTAAGTTACCACCATTACTTTGAATGGCAAAAAGCATTTCAGCAACAACATTCTCTAATTTCTCACCAAATGTTGTTGCTCTTTTTTCACATGTATCTGGTGGAGTTGTGCAAAAATCTGAAAGTTGAGCGGCAGCAATTTGTCTAGCAGTTATTTCAGATTTTGATTGATTTTTCGTTTCCTCTTTATCTTTTTTCTTTTCTGTGCTTCCTTTACCACCACTTGCAGCTGTAGTCTGGGTGGCGCCAATAGTTCCTTGTTCTACAGGATTATTACCATGTATCGTTGGATTAATTAATGGATCTGCATAATTGGAGAATGCGTTACATTCTCCTGGTTTATAATCAGCAATTGATTGAGTAGCGCCAGGTTGTTGTGGCAACTGACCCATGATAATTGGTTTTTGTTTATCATAATCTAAGTAAAAACCAATTACCCATTGCCCTGGTGTTAATTGTGGATCGGATCCTGTAGTAGGTCCCATAGGACTAGTCACAGGCATCATTACTTGTGCCCATGGTAAATCTTTTACGTCGTTAATTTCGCAAGACTTTACATGTACACCAACAATACGAACTTTATATCTGAAAGATCCCTTTACTTTTTCCTTAAATTGTGAAGTATCTTCAATCTGACCGATCCACCATTGGAATCCATCAGATCCTATTCTGTATGCAGGTAAAAGTTGAGATAAGATTTGATCCATATCACTCAATCATCATAAATTTTGCATTCTACAGCACTTGGATTGCTATCACAAAATAGTTCAAGCGACGTTGGATCATGGTCGTCTTCTGGATGACGCTGCTTATATGTTTCTAGAGCAGAGAGTTCCTCTTCTGTATGTCTACGAGCTTGTGGGGATATTTGTGGATCATCAAGAATATTTTTATCCTTTTGAATGTGGTCGTCAATAGTTTCCATTAAAGTTTCCTCCTGTTACATTATTTAGTGCCATGTGCAGATGGTTTGTTCTTCATACCATAGCTGTCTCTCATTAAACGTAGAGTAGTTGTAAACTTTCCTACACCATCTCCTTTCATCTGACTATATTCATGTGTGACTTCTTCAATTAAATAAACACCACTAGTTTCTTCATCATATGGTTTCTTTTTGCTTCCTTCGTCTGATACTTTATTTCTCAATCTAATATCAATTTTATCCCCCGCACAAATTTGTGCGTTGCCAGGTATAACAACAACACCTTTTTGATTATTAAGTGTAGAAAATCTTGTAACCGATTGTGCCATAAAATGTTTCTGCCAATCAGCATATTTTGATGGACTATTAGATGCTTCGTATGGTGTCCCTGGTTCTAAATTATTTTGCCATGTTTCATGATCTAATATTACAGACATGATACGAGTTGGATATTTGCCTAACTCTTTTTCCGTATGACTTGCAGTTACCTGACTACCAAGACTCTCCCTAGATTTATATGTTTCACTCATATTATATGGATATTCTTCATATTGTCCAGTACTTGGATTAAAAAATACCATAAGACTTGAGTATTTTCCTTCTCTTAAGTTAGTAAACAAGTCTAACTCTGATGTAAACTCAGTACTCAATAGTGTAAATATTGGATCAGATACATCTGTATTAGCTGGGAAGTCCACATAAGGTCCCCATGGCGGTAGTATATTTCCTGCAGCTGCCTCCTCTCCTACTTCAGCACATAAAGCATCAACTGAGAAAAAGTTGTATCCTCTTTTACTTTCCCAGAAAAAATATCCAGCTGTTCCTTTTAACGATGATGCACTTACAGATTTTGAACTTTGGTTATTAGAATTAGATTTTTTTTCTTCCCCAGGAACAGTTTTTGATCTAAAAGAAGTTGCAATATCAAATGGTCTTCTTCTATTTGGTAGCATCTTAAACTCAAATTGTGACTTCTGGGAATAAAATTTCTTATTGGTTTTTAGTTCCGAAGTCAATAGTTTATTAATAATTGCTTCTGCTTTTCCTGTTAAGGGAGTTTGAACTTTAATAGTTTCATTTATTAATGCTTCTAATGATATGAGACCCAGAGTATATACTTGTTTCTTGTCTTGAACTATTCTATTAGAAACTTTCCAAACGTATAGTGTGTATGTTGTTGGTCCTTTTTGCAGAGCATCTTGAATTTCTATTACAACTTTTTCAAATCCCTGAATAGGTAAACTATTATACAAACCACCACTATCCGCAATAACTATGCTGCCAGCAATAAATGGTGACATAATACTTTCATTGTAATTAAATACACCAACCAAAGATTTAATATCACGGTTCTTCTCGCCATCTGCAGAATAGATGACACATTTTTTTATTTTACATGATCTAGATTGTTCTTGTTCTTTTGCCATTATGCTTGTCCAATATGCATTAGTCGTAGACTTTGAATTGCTCCTGCCACTGATGTTTCTGATGATTCCTGTGCTTGTATATCTTGTATAGGAATAGGAACTGTATTATTTACACGAATAATTGGAATTCTGTTTGCTATTTTTTCTTCTTCTCGTGCCATCGCTATTAATCTTTCTGTCTGCCCTGCGTTGGCACCATATTCTGTTGGTCTTCCAAAATTATCGTACTGACCAGTAAATCCTTTCCCAGGTGGAAGATTCATTTGTTTTTTAACTCTTTCCAACTCAACTTGTTTCATGTATGGATGTTCTTGTAAGGACGAACCAGTTCCTTTAAAGAAATTACTAAACAATCCAGCTATCTGTCGAGTTTGTTCTGCATCAAATACAAATCCATCGGTGTCTGTGCTAATCAACTCTGGTCCTTTTTCTCCAGTTAAATATGTTTTACCTTTTTTTATTGGACCACCATTTTCTCTTGAGAAGCTTTCCTCTGCTTCTTTGATGAGTTTCCTCTGCTTGTCCGTGTACTGCGTAGGTTTTGATTGTCCTAAATTAGCTTCGGCATAATCTATGAATGCTTTTAAAACATCTGAATTTTGTCCATTACTTGTATCTAACTTTGTTCTTCCCTTGTATATGTCCCACCCATTTCTTGTTTTGTATGCATTATACAAACGATCTTCATTTTGATATGGAAAAAAAACTCTAGATTTATCGCCCTTATCTACTGGTATTCCATAGTTCTTAGTTATCATCTGTGATGCATATGTTTGTCTAGTGTCTGTTGTTTGGGGAGTTGATCCTGCTGCTGGTTTATCTTTCTTCTCTTCATCTCTCTTGGTAAAAAATGGTTGTTCTATTTTAAATCTACTTAATGGATCAAATTTTCCCTCAAGGACCCCACCA